TCTCCCAACCAATCAAGAATCTTCTTAATGAGAGTAACCTTAATTAACCAACCAAAAAATTCTACTATTGGTCTAAGGAACCCATTCAACCACCCAAAATGCTTTTTACCTAAACCCTTTTGTACACTGGTAGGTTTAGCTGCTTTACCACCCTTCTGTAACGATTTATCCAGTTCTGCTGCTTCTTCAGCTTCAGCATCCCTTTCTCTTTGTAATCTTCTACGCTCTGCTTGTTCTGCTAGTACTTTATTTGCTGCCGATTTAACAGCAATTTGCCTCATATCCCATACAACATTACCAATACTAGCTACGGTATTACCTATCCTGTTAGTAGCAGTTATAGATTTTCTTGCAGCAAAAAGAGATGGAGTAAGTTTACCTTTTACTCCAGCATTTACAAACTTATGTGTAAATTTATTTGCCACTATTGGTTAACGTGATGCGTTGTTTTGTGCTCGCTCTTGCTCCATTCTATTCTGTTCTTCCTTAAGATAATTCATTAAAAGATTCATATAAATCTCTTTCTCAAAATGCATTAAGTTATCAATATATTCACACGACCACTTGTGATGGTGCATCAGGGCAAAATTTACTTCATAGAACTGTTGTAATGTTGTATGGAGCAGAGCTAGGCGAAAAAAGCTGACAAACCCTCAAGGGTCACAGAACTTTCAACTTTAGTTTTAGGATTAATTACCTTAACTGTATGTTGTAATTTTGGCATGGTATCAAAGAAGGCTTGTACTTCTTGGAACTGTTGACTAGTCAACTGATCAAAGAAAGAAACCAATTCTTCTTTAGGAGTATCCATAGCATCATATACCTGTTCAGCATCAGCAATCTGCTTTACACAACTTGCTGCCATTTCAAAGACAGAATCTACAGTAGGTTCTTCATCTTGGAAATTCATTTGAACAAATGTATCTAAACTAGGATAACCCATAGTTAAAATGATATCATCTCCTAATTTAATATCCTTCTTATGCTTTTTGTCTTTTTTAACTTTGATTTCATTCAAAGGTATTTTAACAGGAACAGTAGTTTCTGAGTCATCAGGACATGTCACACTAACTTCAACAGCCTCACCAACAGATTTGGTACGAATTTGAAGAAAGACATATTCGATATCAAAAGTTGGAAGGTCGTCAATATCATGAATATCAGTACATTCAGTAATAATATTCTTAATTGCTGTAACAATATCTTCTTGACTTCCAGTCTCAGTTGCTAATAATAGTAATTTCTCTTCTTTTACAAGAAAAGGTCTATAGTTAACAGTTCTGCCATCAGAGGGCAGTTTCATTTTAAACTTAGGTACATTTAATGTAGGTAATGCCATTGTAAAATCAATTCAGTAAAATTATTTATGGAAGTTCTCGGAACCTCCTAACCAAGGACTGTGCTTTTTAATTGCTTCTTGGTACATTTTCTCATGTATATCCTCTTCTTCTTGAGGTTCTACAGAACTCGGTGCAAGATCTAAAGGTTCATCGGTTGCTATAGGCATAGAATCATGTGGGTGGGGTTTATCGTGAAACCAAGGGTCGTAAGGGATTTTGGGTAGTGGCATATTACCAAGTTCCTAGTGATTTTTGTGTAGCATCAACAGAAGCAAAGATCTGTTGAGCGTCAACATAAGGATCATAATAATCATCTTCTCTACCTCCCAGTCCAGGAATAGAAATTTGAGTACGTACTCCTGGTTCATCAAACTCTGGTTGCGTATAGAATCTATAACGCTCAAAGAAGAATCCTACTGTGAATGTCATAGTTCTTGCTGCTGCATTATTTAACTGAGTAGAACCAATATTGTATGGAAATGCTTGTTGCAATTCCCAACTAGCAGTTAATCTATACTCATGTGACCTTAATGGTTGACTACTATTTGGAACAAAGTTTTCATTTCCTCTATTAGACCTCGTTTGATCCCAATCAACCCTAGTTTGTCCACCTTTCTCCCATTTATAAATCATCATTCTAGGAGCATTATAATAATCATAATAATCAGTATATTGGTTAGCATCAGGAGCCATCAATGATAACCATCTTTCAAAGAAATTTAAACTATGTTGTGATTTAGGTGCTATAAAGGTACAAGAAATTTGACTGAATGCAGATCCAGTAGCATATTTAGTAGCAGTACCTATATTAACAAGAGAACCAGTTGTTAACTGTCTACTTGGTGTACTAACGCTCTGACAATAAAAATTTAAACATTTTCCTAACTTATCACCCTTCCCTCCAGCATGACCAGACATAAATGTTGAATCTCTATACCCAATAGTATCTGATATAATATGTCCTCTACCATCAGTGCCAACTAAACCATCACGTGCAGTCCAGTTCTTCATAAGTGCTGGTGTAACTATATGAAGTGAAAATAGGTTAGTAGTAGCAGGTGCATAATCCTTATCCTTTAGGGAAAAGGCCATAAACTCCTGCAAAGAAGGATATTGTGCAGATTGGTCATGTGGTAATGCTGAACGTCTAGGTCCACCACCACCAGTATTATTGTTAGCTGCTATTGCTGCCTTTGTAGTAGCATTGAAGATTTTACTGATACCACCAAACATTATACTCTAAGCTCCTTTTCTGTGATTATCATAAATTCCATATTATAATCTTTACAAAATTCAGTTGCTGCTTTCCATTTAGCCTGATTAACGCTATAAGTAACAACTTCATTAATGTAAGTCTTGGTTACCTTCTTTTGTACTTTTGGTTCTTTTGTTTGTCTAGAAGGTTTAACTTCTACTATAAATTTTTTACCGTTAGTTTTAAGATAAAAATCTGGATAGTACTTATGTCTTTTACCATCAACAGGTGAAATGTAAGGTATAATTATCTCTTCACTCCCCCATTCAGTAATATTTGGATTAGTATCACAGAATTTCATGAATTTAAGTTCCCAACCTGAACGGTATGTTATATTTCGATAATCACCTTTATACTTCCGAGGTTTACTAGGAAAGTACTTTCCCTGTTTATAACGCATAAATACATAGAGGTCACGTAGTATTTAGGTAGTTAAGTTGGCAATCCTAAGATATCCATACAGAGCACCAGTATCGCACGGAAGTCACCATAGGGATGCTGATGGTGCAACCTACGCAATCGACTGGGTTAGATTTAAAAGTTTTGCAATGACATTTGCTAATGATGATAAATCTTTCTACGGTGGTAACATAGGGTCTGTCAAATCTGATAAAAAATATGATAGTGAAACGGTGTATATTAATATGCCTCCATCATTATCAACAACATACCAAGCAAACTACAGAACAGTAGATCTTGGAGTTGGTGGTATAGGTCTTGCTAATGCTATACAAAATACAGATGATGGTGCTGTTGATTTTGATAAATTAGCAAACACAATACAAATGGCAGCTTCTGCAGCAAACCCTGAATTTGGTGCAGGTGCAATGGTACAAGCAGCAAACAGTATTAGTGGATTCTTAGGATTGCAAGGTAGTATTGATATCAATAGTTTAGAGCAAATGACTAAGGGAAGAATATTCAACCCTTATACGGAACAAATCTTCAATAATATGAGTTTCCGTAATCATAACTTTAGTTTTAAAATGCTTGCTAGAAGTCCTAAAGAAGCAGAAAATATATGGTCAATATGTCAATGGTTTAAAATGGGTTCTCACCCAACATTTGAAAGTGGTAAATTAGCAAGAAAAGTACGAAAGAAGAAATCCCAAATTGGTAAAAAAGGTAAAAAATACGAACCGTTTGATGAAACAATCAAAGCATTGAAAGATCTATTTGGATGGAATGCTACTGATGACAATCCTTGGACTGGCAGAAGTTCTATAATGGCAACTGCTGAACAAAATAGATATTTTGCAGTACCAAGAAAATTTGATATCCAATTCTGTCGTTTTGATTCTCAAGGAACATTAGTTGATGTAGGTACTGGTGATGAATTAGATGCTCATCTACATTTCAAAATTCACCCTTCAGTATGCACAAACGTGACTGTGAACTATACTCCAGATAACCAATATAATGCATTAAAGAGAGCAGGTGCTCCAGCATTGCTACAAGTACCTGCAGTAGTATTAAACGTACAATTTACAGAGACTAAACTACTCACAACCGAAGATATACAAGAAGGTTACTAAAAATGGCATATTTTGATAATTTACCAAATACCTATATCGGGGAAGGATTAACAGATGACGAAAATTTCAAATATCGTCTTGTAAAGAATATTTTCCGAAGATGTAAAATTAGAGATGATTTAGACAGATACACAACAATGTTTGAAACTACTGCTATACCAGATGGAACTTCACCGTCAGATGTAGCATTAGCAGTACTTGGTGATGAACACTTAGATTGGGTAATACTTATAGTAAACAATATTACAGATGTTTACTCACAATGGCCAAAATCCGAAGATGACCTTCAAATCTACTGTAATAAAAAATATGCCGATTTAGATGCAATTCATCATTATGAAACTGTTGAAGTTAAGTACAATGACATAGTTTTCATAAAAAAAGGTATAGAGGTAAATGAGGAATTTCGTGCTATATTACCAGATGGTACAACTAAGACAGATGTAGAATCAAGATATCCAGTAAGTAACTACGAACACGAATCTTATGAAAATGACAAAAAAAGACTTTTAAGGATTCCTACAACACAATTGACAAATATGATTACTGATGAATTTGCTAATGTGATTGCATATGAACCACATTCCGAATTAGACGATCAAAACAATAAAAAAACTGTGCTAAATGTAGCACAGCGATTCATAGACACTAGAGGTTATATTAGTGCTAGTGTAAGTAATCAAGTAGAACTAGGAAGTGTAACCTCTTACGATAACGGACCAGGTTCATCAAATATTGATGTTAATTGAGAAAAACCCTTTTAACTAAAAAAATTGCCGAGTTTTTTTTGCGGTTTCCTGTGAATCAAAGATCGAATAATATATGACCCTACTCTTGCATTGGACTACCTGTCCTGTACCGTGAGTTAACAAACATAGTTTCAATCTCTAATATGTAACTGGTATCAATCCACCTAGATTCTTTAATCTCATCCATTGCTGCCGATACTTCACAGTATTTGTCTAATGTTTCTTTTCCGTATGCAGTATATGTTTTAGATGGTTGAGGATGGTGTAAATTGTCGCCTGACATGTATTGTGTTGAATTCTACACAGTATTTTATAACGAAACCCTCACAAATAGAGGGTTTTTTATAATGATTTAAGTTTTCCTTGACAGATGGTAATAATTACATCCTTCACCATGAGCACCGTACATAGGATCATAAGTTCTTCTTGATACCCGAAAATGATCTTCAATAAGAGATTCAAAACGCTCAACAGTATATCCGTATACTGGTAGTTTTTCTTTTGTCACATGAAAAATAGGTTCATTAGAATCATCTCTAATAGAAAAAACTCTAATGAACATATTACCTGAACACAATAAAACCCTATGATACTCCTCTATAATAAAGAGAGCATCGTCTGGATGATTAACATGAAGTACTCCAGCATCAATAATATAATCAAAACTACCTTCTGCAAATGGCAACGATCTAACATCACCATACACAAATGTAGCTTGAGGAATGGACTTAGCAGCCCTATCTATTACTGTCTGTGAAAAATCTACACCAACTACTGTACAATTTCTACTTGTAAGATACTTAGCATTTCTACCATCACCACAACCAGCATCTAATACTCTTGCTGTACTTGGTATACCATACTCTCTAACAAAATTAATTACAGATATGTCTGGATTATAATTATTTTCTACATCCCAAGGTCCACCATCAGGACGTTGTTGAAAAAATACATCCCAATCTTCCTGTAGATTCATCGTATCCGTGGCATCTTTTTAACTGTATCCTGAACCATTGGCATAACATCACTCTCAACCTTATCAATAATATCATCTATTATATCAACGTCAATATCCATGAATGGTGGAATGATACCAAGGATTCTTAATAAACCATCTACAAACAATGCTAACACTGTAAACCCAAGTATCATACTAATGATAGTTGCATCTCTATTGTGTTTACGCATTGACTCTTCATCAATTGCTCTGGCTTCATCTACAGCAGCCTTAATTAAAGCATCTACTTCTTTCTTTGTATAGAATCCACCTATGCCAGGTACGTCATGTATATCCATTAGCCTCCATCAATATCACATCCAATATGACTGCCAACGACAGCACCCAAAGGAATTGCCCACCATCTTCCATCTCCTTGTGAGATAGCAGCAGCAAGACCACCACCTAGTATACCACCAGCAATCTTACCATCACCACAGTCATTTCCATCACGTGAAGGTCTGTAAGGTCTAACTGGTCTTGATGGTGGTACACTTGCATATCCTCCACCACAGGGAATCTCTACCCTGTCTTTAAATGTTTCAACGTAACCTGGATTGTTATAAGTGCCTGGTACATACTCCTCTCTGTATACATTCTTGTAACAGATCTCAGACTCTGACCATCCTGGTTGAAAAAAATCTTTCCACCCAGCTTGTGCTGGTGTTGCAGACAAGAAGGGTATTAAAAGCAATGGTGTGAACTTCATAAATCTCCTTTTAATATAATAATTATAACAGCAAAAGGAGGATATTAAGTCCTCCTTGTGCCAGTTTATAATCAGTCCTCCTCTGCTAATGAAGCAAAGTATGATAGTGTATCCTCCTCATTGGTGGAAGGAGCAGCAGCAGATGCTTTCTCCCTAAAGTCATTGACTTCTTTACCCCAATTAGCAGGTAATACTTCCTCTTCACTCTCGTCAACAACAGGTGCTGTACGAGGTGCAGACTTACCTAATACTAGATTCAATCTTGACTTGAGTTGCTCATAAGACTTAAAGTTCTTAGGTGCTTCAAACTCAGC